TGGTGATCGCCCGGGTCCAGGGTTGCGGGCCGGATGCGTAGCGCTTCAGGAGCGCGAACGTCGTGCGGACGCCATCGCCGGTGCCGAGGGGCTGGTCCAGTGGCGAGGGCGTGCCCGAGGGCAGGCAGGACTTGTGATCGCCCCAGTCCTTGAAGCGGAAGCCGTGGAGGCGGCCGTTGCGCGCCTCGAAGAATGCGACCACCGCTGCCAGATCGTCGGCGCGGCGAATGCCATAGGCGACATCGTAGCGGCGGCGGGAGTTGGCCCAGCTGGCATTGCGCTCCTCGTCGCCGCTCGCCAGTTCCACCACCTGCGTGCGCCGCTCCGGCCCGCCGCGCGCGCCACGGCTGATCGCGTCCGGAAACCGGACCTCGTGAAACGCCATTCTCGGGATCCTCAGAGACCGCGGCGGCCCATCGACACCGCGCGGGCGATGTCGGCGGCAACTTGCGTGCGCGACTGCCGGAAGCTCTCGGCATCGCGGGTCATGATGGTGACGTTGACGCTGGGTGCGCCGCCGCGCCCGCCATATCCGGCGGCTTCGCGCCGCGAGAGCACGCGCTCGCCGCGCTGGAGGATGGCGGGCACCTCGTCCGGCTTCAGCCCGACCCAGCCGCCGGAATGCATGCGCGGGGCATTGGCGAAGGCCAGCGCCGGGACCATCCGGCCAGGGCCGGGCGCGCCAACCGTGCCGCCCGCGTGCAGGACCGAGGCGAACATGCCCCCGGCGCCGCCCAGCACGCCCGACAGGAGCCCCGCCAGCGGGCCGAGGATGAAGCGCCGGGCCGCGAGCCTTGCCAGATCGGCGATCATCGAGGTCACCAGATCGCGGAAGTCGAGCTTGCCCTTGCGGACGAAGTCGGCGACGGCGTTCTCGGCCGCCCCAAACGCCCCGATCAGCGCCTGGCCGATATCGGCGCCGATCTCGCGGGCCCTTGCGGCATAGTCGGCCAGCGCGGCGGTGACCGCCTGCCAGCCGTTCACGGCTTCCTCGGCGCCGGTGGTGGTCTGGGTTCCGGCCTCGCGCCCGGCGGCGCCCGCGCGGCCTGCCGAGGTTTCCGCCTCGTCCAGCGCCTCGGCCACGCGCCGGGCCCCGGCGGCAGCGGCATCGAGTGCGCCTTCGGTCTCTTCACCCGAGCCGCGTACCGCCTCGACCAGCGCGGTGACGGCCTCGCGGACCCCATCGAAGGCGCCCGCCCGCGTGTCCGCCGCCCGCTGGCGGAACCGCTCGGCCATGGTGCCCGCGTTGCTGGCGGCATGGTCGAGCATCGAGGCCCAGGACTGCGCCCCGAACCAGTCGATCTGGAAATCGGCGCCGATCCGGTCGGCCACGGCGTTGAAGGTCGGGCCGATCATGCCGAGGAAATCGGCCCATTTGCTTGCGAGGAAGGCCATGAGGCGGGTCCAGATGCTCTCGATATCCGCACGTAGCGCCCGGAAATCGTCCACCAGCGAGCCCATCGTGGTCTTGATCCCGTCCCAGACCGCGCGGGCGACATTGCCCATGAGCTCCAGCGCATTGCCGAAGCCCCCGGCGCCCGAGACGAGGCGGGAGAACTGATAGACCAGCTCGCCTGCGCCGACGATCAGAGCGCCGATGCCAGTGCGGATCAGCGCCCCGCGCAGGAAGACGAGCGCCGTGGCCAGCCCGCGCACCGAGAGTGCCGCCGCCGCGAGCCCGGCAACCCAGCGCCCGGCCATGAGGGCGGCGAAGGTGGCACCGATACTCACCAGCCGCCCGAGGTTGTCGAATAGTGTCCGGATCGCGATGCCCAGCGGCCCGGTGGTGCGCGCCACCGCCGCCATGGCGTTGGCGACAGCTTCCAGCGCGGGCGCGGCGGCGACCGCTAGCTGGTTCGACAGACCGCGCCAGATCAGACCGAGGCGCGAGATCGCGTCATTGGTGCGCTCGATCTGGCGCGCGTCCTGATCGCTGACCACCACGCCGAAATCCCGCACGTCCTGCGTCGCCTGGCGCAGCGTGGCGGTGTCGATCCGCGTGAAGACCAGCGCCGCCCGGTCCCCGAAGAGCTGCGAGGCAACCGCCGCGCGCTCGGCCTCGGGCACGAATTCCGCCAGCCGATCCTGGATCAACGCGATGCGCTGGTCGAGCGGCAGGGCTTGCAGCTCCCCGGCCGACAGCCGCAGACGCCGCAGCGCTTCCGTCGCGGGTCCGGCCCCGGCGGCAGCCTGGCTCAGCCGCCGCGTCAGCTGCGCGGTGGCCTGTTCGATCTGGCCCATCGACACACCCGCCAGATCGCCCGCGCGCTCGAGGACCTGGATGCTCTCGACTGTGGTATCGAGTGAGGTCGCGAGCTTCGCCTGCGCATCGACGGTGGACAGCCCCGAGCGGATCATCGCCGTGGCCGCTGCCGCAAGCGCCCCGGCCGCTGCCGCTGCCGCGATCCGCGCGCGCCGTGCGAAGGCGGCGAGCCGGGTGTTGGCCAGCTCCATCTCACGGCTGAGGCACCCGAAGCCCCGCGCCCCGGCCTCGCCGACACCCTCCAGTTCGGCACGCACCTGCCGACCGCCCACCGCCGCAAGGCGGACGGATACGCGTTTTTCCGTCATCGGAACCTCTTGGAGGGATCAGCCGCGCTCGGCGGCGAGCGTTTCGTTCAGGTGGCGCACCATCACCGCCTCGATGGCGGGCAGGAATTCGGCCATGGCCAAGGACGGCACGCCCAGCGCGCGGCCGAGGCTGAGCGCCGCGCCCATGTCCCAGCCGATCACCGCGCCAGGCAGGATGCGCAGCTGCCCACCGAGGCGTTGCGCCAGGTCCCAGACCTGCGCGCCCTCAAGGGTGAGCGGCCGGTTCAGTCGTGCGGGGCAGTCCGGGCACGGCCCCGCGCACGCCGCGCAGTAGCTGTCGCCCCCGCCGTAGGACCAGTCGGCGAGGGCGATGAGGCGTTTTTTTCCTGTTCCAGCAGCAGGCCCTTGGCGACATAGGCCCCCTGGAAGGCCTCGAAGGCGGGCCAGATTTCGAGAAGCGCATCGATGCCCTCGGGTGTCACCCCGACCGGGTTGCCTTCGGCATCGCCGACACCCTCCCAGTCCAGCACCGCGCGCCGGGCCACCGCCTTGGCCATGGCGAGCGCCAGTTCCTCGGTCGTGGCTTCGGGAGGCAGGGCCTCGACTGCCAGATCGGCGCGGGCCGAGACCATCAGCGCCGTCGTGAGCGGGCGCAGCTTCAGCCGCACGCCGGGCAGCAGGTCCAGCCAGCGCGGTGCGTTCGTTAGATCGAGTGTCAGCATCAGTAGGTCCCTCGCTCGTTCACCAGCGTCACCGTGCACATCCGCCCCAGCGCGGGATCGACCGCCGCCTGCCAGTCGAAGGTGGCCTGGATGCCCTGCGGCCCCGGCACCTCGACGCGCGGGCGCGGCAGATAGACCGCATGGATCGTGAAGGTCAGGCTCTCGCCCGAGGGCAGCTCCCAGCCGAGCTCGATCTCGCAAGCGTCCCCGGCGATGGCCTGGTTCGCCAGCACCTGATCGGCGAAGCGCACCTCCATGCGGCCGGTCAGCGCCGCCATTCCGGGGTCGGCGCCGTCGATGCGGCCATCGGCACGGATGGTCTCGATCCGGTCGAGGTTGTTGGCATATGTCACCTCAGCGGTGACGAGGTTGCCCAGCGCTGTGCCGTTGCGCGTCACCGTACCATTGAAATGGCCGAAGCGCAGCAGGTCGAGTGCAGCGGGCGTGCCCGCGCCGGTGGTCGTCGCCAGCGCCTCGCCTTGGGCCACCAGCCGCGCGGTGGCGGTCAGCAGCCCCGCGCGCTGCATCTGGAACGACAACTGGTCGACGACGCAGCCCGCGTACATCGCAAAGCGCGGCACCTCGGGCATGGCGACCTCGATCGCCATCGACGGCAGCATCCAGCCGCCCGAGCGGAACTCATGCGTGAAGGGCCCCGGTCCGGTGCCGGTCGTGGTGGGCCCGCCGAAGGCCGCCCTCAGCCAGAAGCCGAAGGCATTGGCGTCGATCGGCACAACCACGTCGCCGTCCGCTGTCAACGCATCCTTGATCGGCGCCAACGGATCGCGGCCATAGCCGAGCAGCTCGGAATTCAGCAGCGGCTGCTCGGCCCCCAGCGTGGTGCTGGCGAAGGGCATCCGCGTGTAGCCGCTGGCGGGCGGCGTGCCATAGGTTGTCTCGAACGCCAGCGCCATCTGCGCCCGCGCCCCGTGGGCTCGTGCCATTGTCGTCTCCTCGGGTTGTCGGAATCAGCCGAGCGGGTCGGCCGTGGTGTAGTGGAGGATCACCGGGATCACGGCGGCCTTCAGGCTCGCCGCGCCCTCGACCGGCAGATCGACCGCGCGCGGGGCCTCGGCCTCGACCCAGTCGCACCGCCCGCCCAGTGTCCGATCACCTGCAATCACGGCGCCGATGCCGGCGCAGAGCGCGGCGAAGGCCGTGTCACGGTCGGCACCCTGCACGACCGCCTCGATCTCGGCACGGTGCTGGTAGTGGTAGCGCAGGGGTGACAGCGTCACGCCGGGCTCCCCCGGCTAGCCGTCGCGCAGGATCATCAGGCCCGCGGCGGGCACACGCTCGGGCACTACCTCGCCGCGAAGCGCGGCGGCGGGCAGCGACGAGAGCCGCGCGTGCAGCGCGGTGAGGATGGTTTCACGGAAGGTGGGCATTGAAGCGGGCCTTGTTGGTTTTCCGGTTAATGTGGCAACGGAAGCAGCGAACGGTCGGGAGAGTACTCATTAACCAATTGCTGGTAACTTGCATCCTGCGGTTCGTCGGGAGGTTCCATGCGGCACAATCTACGGGAATTTCTCCGCCACGGCGGCAGCGGTCAGTACGTGTTGGCACGGCAGAACGGGGCCGTGTACAGCTACCGTGCGGGCATTTCGATCAAGTCGCTTTTTCCCGGCTACGCCGATCTACGGGCTGATTTCACCGACCAACTCGACCGCGTGATCGCCGACAACACCCGGATGCTGTTGAATGCGCTGACGCCCCCGGACACCGTGCCACGGGTGTCCGAAGACGACCTTCGGGACGTTTCGGACGCGAAGGAGGAGGCGCTGCGCACGTGGGATGCGCGTCTGGCGGCCATCTTCGAGGAATATGAGACCCACCCGCAGCGCCTGCGTCCGTTGCGGACTGCGATGGAAGAACGTCTCCTTCGGGCCTTCGCGGGGCTGATCAACCAGCTTCGGCAGCAAGACCTCGGCATTGAACGTTACATCTGGCGCTCCCAGGACGATGCCAAGGTTCGCGAAAGCCATGCCGAGTACGACGATCAGATGTTCCGATGGGACGAGCCGCCCGCGGGCGGACATCCGGGCCAGGCGCACAACTGCAGGTGCTATGCGGAGCCGGTCAGCCCCGATGTACCGAATGACGTCACGCTTGTTGATTATGTCCCCACCGACGGGGGCTATCCCCTCCAAGACCTCGCCGAGCACGAGGCCGCGGGCGGGCACACCATCGCATTGCATGTCGGGAAGAGTGAAG